GCTCCAAGAATGTTTGAAGTATTAGCAACTCTACAAAAATCAATGTTAGATATTATTAAGTCTCAAACTATGTACTTAATGGCGGCTGAAGAGGGTGCAAAGAGGATAGCGAGAGACATTGAATTGTATAAAAAGCGTGATAATGATAGAGTTATAACTGAAGCATCAGGCGGTGCGCCAGTTGGCGATACGGTACAGCGTGGTACAAAAGATTTAATGAAAATAATTCAGAACGCAAAACTATCAGATGATCAGATAGAAGACGCAGAAATTACAGAAGAATAATGAGCGATTACGTAGGAGATAATAGATGGATTCCGAAAGGCCAATCTTCTGATGAAGCTAATAAATTAATTTGGTCAACAAAATCAATTAATGAATTAATGTTAGCTTTAGATCAGGGATATAGGCCACAGGTACCTATGCCCTTTTACGAAGGAAAGCAGTTTTTACGTAGAGGTAATATTGTATTTGAATATACTGAAGCTGAGATTGCAGAACTTGCAAAATGTGCAGGTGATATTGTTTATTTTGCTGAAAAGTATGCAGTTGTAATGACAGATGAGGGTATTCAGCAAGTAAAGCTTAGAGATTATCAAAAAGAAATGTTAAGAAACTTTCAAAATGAAAGATTTAATATTGTTTTAGCTTCTAGACAAATGGGTAAAACCGTAACAGCATCTATTTTTAACGCATGGTATTTGACGTTTAATTATGATAAAACAACACTACTATTAGCCAATAAATCAGAATCAACAAAAGAAATTATAGATAAAGCAAAAGTAGTATTGGAGAATTTACCATTTTTCATGAAACCCGGTATAATTAAGTATGATGTTATGAATGTTCGTGCAGATAACGGATGTCGTTTAGTAGGTCAATCAACTACGGCAAAATCCGGTATTGGTTTTACAATTCATAATTTATATCTTGATGAGTTTGCACACGTGCATCCAACTATTGTAGATTCTTTTTATGAAAACGTATATCCAACACTTTCTGCTTCTAAAATTTCACGTATTAATATTACTTCAACTCCAAATGGATTTAATAAGTTTTATGAAATATACTCAGAAGCCGAAAAAGGAAATAACGAATATACACCAACAAGAATTGATTGGTGGCAACACCCAGATAGAGACGATGAGTGGTATAAAAGAGAATTAGGTAATTTAGGTTCTGAAGAAGCTTTTAATAGACAATATGGTAATGAATTTACAAGTTCATCTACCCTTCTATTAAGCCCAGGAACAATGAAAGTTATTAGACAAAACGCAAAACCAATGAAATGGTATGATTTTGAAGAATTTGATAATATTCATATAGATACAAAAGGATTTTTAGGATTTGATCCTAGTTTCGATGTTGAAGAAGCATCAAACAGTCAAAAATACTATATGTTCTCAGTGGATATTGCTGAAGGAAATGGAGGAGATTATTCTGTAATTAATATTTTTGAAGTAGAACCAATGGAAGATCAACATATTGAAAACTTCGTTAGCCCTGATGCAATGTATGATTTCTTTAGATTAAATCAAGTTGGAGTTTTTAGAAGTAATGAACATCCTATTGAAGACTTTGCTAAAATATTGTATACTTTAGCAATTGATATATTTAATTCAGAAAATACAAAAATGATTATAGAATATAATACATACGGTTCTATACTATTACAATATTTAAGATCTGTTTTTTCAGGAAGAAATGATTTTGAAGATGAAATGATACTAAGATTTAAACATAGACATGACGCAAGAACATTAAAACCTGGTATAAGATTAAAAAGCGACAACAAATCAGTATTTTGTCAAAACTTTAAAAAACAAATAGAATTAAATCGTATAAAGATTAACGATATAGAAACCGTACAAGAAGCAAGTCTTTTCGGAGTATTAAGAAATGGAAGCTATGGAGCTCAAATGGGACATGATGATATTATAATGACAGCAATAACTGCAACAGAATTTTTTGGAACAACGGATTATGCAGATTACATTGAGGAATTGCTTGATATCATTGACCCTGAAAAAGTAAAATTAATGGAAAAAGTCTTATATCGAGACACAGATTCGCAGGGAGATTTACAATATGATATTTATGACTTATTATAATATTCCCACGAATAATTTAGATATATAATAAAAGAAAAAAATAAAAATTATAATACTATGGCACTAAGTCCGCAATTATTGCAATTTAAATCAAGTGGAGTATATAGATTAGAGTTTGACAAGTCAGTGACTGCAAACCTTAATGTTGAAACACTTAGATTAGTAGTAGGTCACTCAAGAAAGGGACCTTACAATACACCAGTTTTAATTTCAACTGTTGAAGAATTTTCAAATGTATTTGGATCTATCGACAGAAAATTAGAGAAAAAAGGAATGTTTTTCCACAGATCAGCAATTGAGGCTTTATCTAGAGGACCAATTTTAGCGTTAAACGCTTCAAGTTTCGATTCTAGCGATAAAGCATCATACGCATTACCAGTATCTAATGGATCGGTTCATTCATTATCTTCAAAAGAAGGAACATCAGATTATACTGATTTCTTCGATATGGATAAATTCATGACACCATCTGATTCTAGAGTTTTAAACGCTTTATCTACAGCGGCACTAGCTGATGGAAATTCATTAATTAATTTTGTAAACATTAAACAATCAGCTATTACAGTTTTTGTAAGAAAAGCACAAAGCACCAAAGAATTTGATATTCCAGCTAGAGAATGGTATGGAGAAGGTAATGTACCTGAATATTTAAATGATTTTGATCTTGTTTCTGATTTTATGGTAGACGTTTTTGTATTCAAAGGAAACTTTGATGCTGCAACGATGTCAGCTGATCCAGTATACGGAGCATACTTTAACGCAGATGGTTTAATAAAAGGATCATTAGCAAACTTTTCTAATTTAAGACAAGTTACTTTAGAAGCTCAATACAGTGGATCTTTAATTCCAGGATTTAAAGATTTAGAAGGAAGAAACTTATATATTGAATCAATGATTAACGCTGAATCAAGAAGAACAGGTTTATTCTGTGCGATTGATGAAGAACAAGTAACTGATGAAAGTGGAACTAAATTAGATTTAGTAGGACATACATTTGATGCTGATCAAGATTATGAATTATTATCATACGTTGTAAAACAAGGAGTTACAACAGAACATACTGTTGATTTAACAGGAGCAACTGTTAGCATTAACGTAGCAACACCTGAAAAATTAGAATTAGTAAATGTATTAGCAACTGAATACGCAAATGCAACAGCAGATTCTTTAGATTTCTTAAACGCAGCTGCAGCTGGAGAATATGTAAAAGTAACTTCAGTTTCACCAGCAGTAGTAAATCAAACAGCAGTAGCTGGTCAAATTGCAGTAGCTTCTGGTACCGCAACATTTGCAGTTGGTCAAACACCAACAATTGCACTTCCAGCAGGTATTTCAATGAATATGGCAGGAGATCAAACGTCATCATTTATTGTAGGTCATTTTTATTCAACTGATAGTGGAGTAACAGGAATTGAGGTATCATCATCAACATACGATGCAAACGCAAATATAACAACAGTAATTTTTGCAAGCAACGTAACTCAAGGAGGAACGGTAACCAATATTGAAGAATGGCCAATGTATTCTCAATTAGAAGTACAGGAAGTTTTTGCAACAGTAGATTTCGATATTACATGTGAAGATGATGTAGCACCTGCATATACAACTGCAACTGAAATTGATTTTTATCATGTAGCAAACGGAAGAGTTGCTTCAGAAGATTTTGGAGGAGCAACTTATGAAGCTGCTGGATCTATGTTTACTGTAACTTACTCAGCACCTCAACCTTCTTTCTCAATTGTACCTGGAAATTTTGTTCCAGCTCTTTCAGGAAGATTAGCAAGAGTTTTAAGAGTTTCTAAATTAAACGATTCAAAATACGCAGTATACTGTGACGTACCTGTTTCTTTAACATGGGGAAATCAAGTTGTTTCTTCTTTCGAAGATGCATCTTCAGTATATAAGCCATTTGCTTTATCAGGAGCTAAATTAAGTTCTAAAGAAATTCAAGACGCTTTAGCTGCTGTAAAAGGAGGAAATGGATTACACGCTGCTTTAGTTGATAAAGACGTTATTGATTTTAGATATGTTGTAGATACATTTGGATCTTTCGATGTAAATGGATTACAAAACAAAAATGAATTAGCATCTTTAGCAAAAGACAGACAAAATGCATCAGCTATACTTAATGCACCTTTAGTTTCAGATTTTAAAGCTTCATCTAATCCTTCATTCAAGGATTCAGAAGGAATATTTAAAGTTGAATATGTTGAAACAGGAGGTAATTTAGATTTAAATCCAACATCTTTATATTCTTTACCAGGAATTACAGCAGGAGCAAATTACGCATTCTACTACGGACCCGGTTTAATTGTTTCAGATAATGGAAAAGATTTAATCGTTCCACCAGCAGCGTATGTATCTAATAACTACATGGATAAATTTACAAACGCAACACCATGGTCAATCATCGCAGGTCCAAGAAGAGGAGTTGTAGGAGGATCAGGAGTTAAAGGAGTAGAATATGCATTTGACAAATCTGATAGAGATATATTAGAACCATTCGGAATTAATCCAATCGTATTCCAAAGAGGAGTTGGATTAACAATCTTAGGAAATAAAACAGCACAGCAATCTGTAAAATCAGCGCTTTCTTCAGCTCACGTTAGAGAAGCTCTAATTTACATACAAGAAGGTATTGCTAACATCTTAAAAGATTACGTTTTCGAATTTAATAACACACAAACAAGATTAGAAATCAAGACTTTAGCAGATTCATTTATGGAAGGAGTTAAGTCTGACGGTGGAGTTTATGCATTCAAGAACATCATGGATCAAACAAACAATACTGACGATGTAATCGATAATAATGTTGGTATCATTGATACTTATGTTGAGCCAGTTAAAGGATTAGAAATCGTTGTTCATAGAACTACAATTCTAAATACAGGTGAAATCGAAACAGGAAACTTTAATTAAGATATATAAAAAAAATAATAATAATATAAAATGGCTTTACCACATTATTCACAAGACCAAACATCTAGATCAGGTAGACAGTTCGAACCGGTACAAGGAAACTTGTTTGAAGTAACTGTTTTACCACCTGCTGGAGTAGCTGATGCACCTTTAATGTTGCAACATGTAAACTCTATTGGAGGTTTAGATTTATACAAAGAAGTAGCAGCACAAGAACAGAAATATAAATTTTCAACTCGTTCTTATGCTGGTATGCCTGACGCAACAACAGTTGACGTGAACATTAACTTTTCACTTAACTTAAACGATGCTAACCAAGCATATTTATACAAGTCAATGAGACAATGGTACAATAATCAATATGATCCACAAACTGGTGCTATGGGATTAAAGAAAGATTACGTTGGAACTATTGTTATCGTACAGTTCAATAGAGCTGGAGACATTTACAGAACAGTAACTTTAGAAGATTGTTTTATTACTTCAGGACTTCCATTTACGAATGAATTATCGTATGACGCCGCTGAACCAGCTACCCTAGAGGTAACATGGAGATGTGACACTTGGAAAGAAGTTTTAGCATAATCGAATTTTCAAAATAGGGGAATTCTTAAGGGAATTCCCTTTTTTTATGAAACAAAAACATAATATGTTGATATAATAATAACTATAACATGGATAAACTAACAAAAAAATTACAAGTTCTTCTTTCAGAAGACGAAGTGACATCTATAAATAGAATAATATTAAGCGCCGCGATTGAAAATGGAGAAAGACCAGTTTCTGTTTCAGCTTTTATTAGAGATATAATTAGAAAAGAAATTGAATTAAAAAGTGATTCAATATTAGAATGGAATAAAGATAGTATTAAAAAACTTAAAAAGAAATAACAATGGCAGATCAAAACGATTTAAACCTAGACGATCAATATAAAAAGATTGTTGAAAATCAAGAACAAACACAGGAGGAATCAGCTAATTTAGGAAAAGTTAACATGGAGCGATTTAAACAAGAAAAAGCACAAGATGCTGATATTGTTTTAGGATATCATGATGTTAATGTTTCTAATTTACCTTCAGCCGGTATGTTTTACCCTGAAAAAACAGAGATAAGTATACGTTCAGCTAAAGTTGCTGAAATTAGACACTTCTCAAGTATTGATGAAAATAACATACTAGACGTTGATGAAAAGTTAAATTCAATAGTAGAATCATGTACTAGAGTGACTAGTAAAAAGCAAAGAATGTCTTATAAAGATCTTTGTGAAGAAGACAGATTTTATTTAATTTTAGCTATTAGAGATTTAACGTTCCCAGAACCTGAATCTAAATTATCAGTACAGCATAAAGATAAGAAAGGTAAAAAACACGATGTTGAAGTTAAAAAAGAAAACTTTAAATATTTTAGTGTTCCAGATACCTTAGATAAGTATTACGATAAAGAGGCTCGTACTTTTTTAATTGAAACAAAATCTTTTGGAACAATTAAAATGCGACCACCAACAATCGGCGTTATGCAAAAAATGACTTCTTATATTAAAGATCGTCAAGAAAAAGGAGAAACAATTGATCAATCAGTTCTTCAAATCATGCCTTACTTAGTAAGTGAATGGAGAGGATTTGATGACAAAAGTATCTTTAAATTTGAAATTGAAATGAATGGATGGTCTAACAAAAAATATAGCTTAATCTATAAGCTGGCGGAACAGATGAAAATCGGTATTCAGCCTGACATGGAAGTACAGATTGGGGACGAGTGGGAGGTCGTCCCAATTGGGTTTCGCGACGGGATCAAGTCTCTTTTCATTGTTCAAGATATCGCTGGAGAACTTCTTTAAAACGAAGTTTTATATATACAAAGAACTACACATTCAGCCTTCAGAATTAGAAGCAATGGAATATTATGAATTTCATTATTTAGTGAAGGATTTAACTGAATATGCGAAAGCACAGAATGCTCAGAATCAAGGTCAACAAGAACAAACTGGTGACATGATGAGCAAGATGAAGATTCCAAACATGAAAGTACCAAATATGAAGATTCCATCATTACGATGATGGAATCTTTGATATATAAGATAGGAATATAAAAATATAGATTAGACTCCTAGATGAAGATTTTATTAGCACCGCTACAAAAATTAGTAAATGTAATAAGTACAACAGAAGACAAAATTGATAAGATTCAAGAAGTCTTAACTGTTGATTTAGTCCAAAGAGCTAATGACAATTTTTCAGAATTAAAAAAACAAACGGATCTTTTAGTTGATATTAGATCAGTATTAAGAAAAAATTTAGCGCTAGATATAAGAAATAGCAGAAAAATGGGCCGAAAAGAAAAGAAAGGTCCTTCTGGCGGTGCAGGCTCAGGTAAAATGCCAAGCGCTATGGGAGCAATTGGAGCCGGGTTAGTCATAGTAAGTATCGCAGCCGGATTAGTCGCAGCTGCTGGTATATTTACATTAATGCCAGTTGTTAATCCAATGCAATTAGTTTCTGCGTTGTTAATAGCTTCTATATTTTTAGTATTAGCGCCTGTATTTTATCAGATATTAGAAGCAGGAAAGGGTAAAGATGCTTTATCTAAAAAGATGTTAGGTGGAGGTGAGACAAAATCAATGAGCCCTAAAGACGCTCTTAAAAATACAGGAGCTTCTGTATTATCAATGATATCTATGGCTATTGGTATTACAGCAACTTCTATTATTTTTAGACTTATTATGCCTATTGGGCTAGCTCAAGCAGCTACTGCAATTTTAATAGGATTAACTTTAATACCAATTAGTGTTGCGTTTGGATTTATTATAAAATCTTTAGCTAAGTCAAGAATAAAGATGGATAAAAAAGGTATTGGAATGTTAGGTATGGTATCACTATCTATGGTTGCAATTGCCGTTGGTATTGCTGGTGTTGCCGCGGTTTGGGGTCTTATGATGCCAAGCTCTTTTTCTGCATTACCCCCACTTGGTTGGGTTATTGGGGCAGGGATATCTATTGCTATATTTGCAGGTTCATTCTATTTAATTTCTAAAGCGGTAAAAGGAATGAGCACTAAAGATCTGTTAATGGCTGCTGCTGCGTTACCGTTGGTTGCTTTAGCTATTGTTGGAGTTTCTTTAGTGTTTCAAATGTTTAATGCGGTTGCAACATGGAGTACTCCTCCTTTAGCATGGACATTATCTACCGGTTTAACTTTATTAATATTCTCTCTTCCATTTATAGCAATTGCAATGATTGCAAAGAGATTAGATTTAAAATCTATACTTAAAGCTACTTTAGCGATGGGATTAATATCGGTTGCTATATTATCAACAGCCTGGATATTCTCATATTTAGATGGTGTTAAGTATGTTACACCACCTCTTGATTGGGCGCTTGGTGCTGCTCTTGCAATTACAATATTTGCAATTCCACTTGCTCTTATAGGATTATTAGCAACTAGCGGTGTTGGTGCAGTAGGTATACTTTTAGGTGCAGCTGGTATTATTTTAATAGCAGGAACAATGTGGGTTGTTGCTTGGATATTTAGTAAACTACCAGATTTAAGTGCTATTTCAGCCAATTTTACAAATGCAATAATGTACCCTGTAAATTCAATGGTTGATGTTCTTAAAAGAGTTAAAGAAGAAATAGGTGTAGAAAATTTACTACCAATGGCGGGTGGACTTTTAGGAATAGCGGCAGGGTGGTTAGCTTTAACAGCGGCTCTCGCTGGCCAATCTATTGGAGGTTTAGTTTCTGGAGCTGCAAACGCAATTGGTGATTTCTTAGGATTTGAAGGCGATGGACCCGCAGATCTTATAGATAAATTAGCAAAACGAAAAGATTCTATTATTGCATTAGGAACTCCTATGAAAATTTTAGGAGAAGGTATTGCTAAAATAGGAAGAAACGCAGATGGACTTAGTATGTCAATGTCTTCTTTACTTACAATAACAGACAGTAAAACAGTTAAAAGATTACAAAAGGCCTCGAATTCAATCGATACAATGGCATTAGCCTTTAAAGATATATCTGATGCGAGTAATGCTATGAATGTCGAGGCAATAAATGCTTCTTCAAGGATGTTTGAGGCTATTGCAAGAATAGCTGAAAATGATGGTGAAGATGCTATTACGGCTCTTGCCGAAGATTTATTAGTAGCTGTTAAGGAGCTTTCAGAGACTGTTGATAAAATGAAAGAATCAAATAAAAAGAATAATAGAGGAGTTTCAGACGCAATATCGTCTATACTAGGGAAATACACGGATGCAATTACAAAAAAGAACGACGAATTAAAACCTAAAGAAACTGCAATAGATTTTAGCGGAGTTATTGATGCAATAGAGGCTCTTAAAGAAGAAGGGTTTGATGTAGCTATTCGAACTAAATAATATTTTTGAAACTTTACTGAATAGAATAGTATAATTATTAAAATTCATAATATGCTAGACACTATATTTCTATCAGCCTTAATCGTTCTACTTGTGATTAATTTTATTTTAGATTATAAATCATCTAAAAAAGCCAAAACAATACATAATGACGTTTTAAAACAAAGGCTTAATAATCTTTCAAAAAAAGTTAATGCAATTAATATTAGAACAGTAGGATGTGGTCCAGAACTTGAAGAAGATCTGCAACTCACAATGAAACAATTAGAGTCTGTTCAAGAAAAAATTGCAGAGCTAGAGGTTAGTATTCAAAATCTTTTAAATAAAAAGTAATATGACTAAAGCAAGTATTGTACAAAAATTATTAGATAATAATAGTATTACAGCAGAGGAGGCTGTGGTTTTACTAAAGAGTGAAACATTTAATATTCCAATGTATACTCCTAATCCATATTATGATAACCCAAACTATACAACGCCACCAGTATGGTGTTCAACTCCAAATACAACAACATGAGTAATTCTTACGAAAAATATTTAGAACTTAAAGAAGAAGGGGCATTTGATTTTGATCCAACTAATTATGAAATGGTCTTGCAGAAGGCCGCAAAGATCGGATTAAAAACACAAATCCTATATTCGGCAATGGATCTTATTAGAGATAATCCAAAATTAACTAATAGTGAGGCAATACTAATGTCATCAAAAAACTGGAATGTTATATAATGTATCAATATAAAGCTAAAGTAAATAGAATTATAGATGGAGATTCAGTAGTTTTAGACATTGACCTGGGTTTCGATATGTGGATTAAAAAACAAAATGTAAGAATACATGGTGTAGATACTCCTGAATGTAGAACAAGAGATCTTGATGAAAAAGCAAGAGGATTAATGGCAAAAGATCATGTCAAAGACCTTTTACAAATTGGAGAAGAAGTCATGATAAATACTTACAGAGATAAAGCCGGTAAGTTTGGTAGAATTCTAGGAAAAATAATAAATATAGAAGGAATAGATATAGGACAATCCCTTCTAGATAATCACTTAGCAGTCGAATATTATGGACAATCTAAGGATGAAATAAAAGAACAACACCTTGAAAACAGGTCAATATTAATATCAGAACAAAGATACACACCCAATGAAGATTAACAAAGATTTTCTGATACACGGTTTAATAGAATTCATTCCGAACATATATGAAGACAGCCGTGGACAGTTTATAGAAACCTTTAACGAGAACGTGCTCAGGGACCTCGGGTTTACAGAACACTTTAAACAGGATAATCAAAGTATCTCAGAGGCTGGGGTGTTTAGAGGGATCCATTTGCAATCAGATCCACATGCTCAAGGAAAATTAGTAAGAGTAGCTAAAGGAAGTGTAATCGACTATGCAATAGATTTAAGACCTAAATCTCCAACGTTTGGCCAATGGGATAGTGTTCTTTTATCAGCAGATAGAGGAAATCAATTTTGGATTCCAGAAGGATTTGGACATGCTTTTCTTGCACTTGAGGATGATACTATTTTTTGCTATAAATGTACTGAGGTATATGCTCCCGATCACCAGGTAGGTATCAGATGGGACGACAAGGATATTAATTTAGATCTTGAACATACAGTATATGCGGGTGATATTAAAATAAGTGATAAAGACAAAGACGCTTTATACTTTTCAGAATTTGCTAGAGATTATATAAATAAACCAACTTTACTATGAACTATTTAAAAGATTTTTTTTATATTATTATGGTAGTGCTTTTAACCGCAATGGTATTAGCAATACCTCTTCAATTTTTATGGAATTATTGTTTAGTTCCTGCAATTGATGGAATTAATACAATTTCTTCTTTACAAGCTATAGGTTTAAATTTCTTAGCTTCAATATTATTTAAAAATAGTTCTCCAAAAAAAGATTCTAAGTAATGAATAAGATGAATAAGGTCACAGAGATATTTAAATCATGGAAGATTGCATACAATCCTCTGTCAAGTCAATCTGAACAAGCAGAAAAAAGAATTGCAATATGTGATTCTTGTGAATTTAAATCTTCAGTACCATTTCCAAGATGCACCGTATGTGGATGTGCTTTAAAAGGTAAAATATATTCACCAATCAAAGGTTCGTGTCCTAAAGGAAAGTGGGACGAAATAGACGCAACTTAATAATAACTTTATGGTAATTTATGCTGCTCCTCCAAGGGGCATAAAGGAGAAGGCATCTTGCCTAGCTTGGTTAAAGCATTATAAATATGAAGTTATTTGGCTAGATTTAAGACGTAAGGTTAAAGGACCTTTGCTATTATGCGGAGGTGCAGACATTGGAAAAGATCCAGAAAGAGATGAAAAAGAATTTATATGGATTAAACAGGCATTAGATTCCGGTTATCCTATTTTAGGTTTATGTCGAGGAATGCAAGTACTAAATCATTATTTTGGAGGAAAGGTTGAAGATCTAAGCGAATCTATAGTAGAAGATCATAAAGCAGCAGACTTTTCTGAAAACATGGAT